GACTGACGACTTGATGGCGTTGAACCGGAAGCGCAGGATCGCGTGGCGCGACTTGGGTGCCTTCAGAGCGCGGAACACCACGTTGCGCGTCAGGAGAAAGGTTTTTCCGCTCCGGCTGCCGCCGAACAACATGATGTGCGTCGCCTCGCCGGCCAGAACCCGCTGGGCCTGCTCCTGCTTGTCGTGCAGCTTGAAGGCCATCAAATGTCCTCGTCTAGCGGTGCGGCTGCAATGGTGACACCACCAGAGTGTTCAACCTTCTGCGGTGCGTATAAACCGAGGTGCTTGCAGAGCTTTTCAAGGGCGGCGTTCTTGTCGGCAACTTTGAACTTTTTCGAGATCATCAACTGGCCTTCGCCGCCGATATCTATCGCTTCAATCCCGGCAATTCCTGCTGCCGTGTCATCGTCCAACTCGAAAACCTTCTTCAGCGTTCCGTCTTTGTTGAAAATCTTTCGGATGTCGAAGAACGCAAGGCGCGAAACCTCACGCAGAACACGCTCGGCAGTGATTTCTGCCCGTTCTGCTGATTTTCCCTGAAGTTCCTTGACCCTACCCGCAATCTCCCCGTTCGCCATCAGTTCGCTGGCGCGTTTGATGATCGTATCCGGCTTGCTCTTGACGCAGTTGAACGCAGCCCGATAGGCATCCGCCTGACTCTTCCCGCTCGCCACTTCCTGCGCAAACTTCTCTTGTTTTGGCGTGAGGCTCATTGGCTTTCCTTTTTCATGTCCATCAGCATCGCTTTCGCATCTGCCTCGATTCGTTCGTAGTCCTCGCGCCTCCACTTCGGCGAGGCGTGTTCCTTCTCAAGCCACTCGACACGCTCCACTCCGATTTTCTGGATCAAGCGAATCCGGTATTCGATGGCGTTTCCGCTCTTGTGCTGATTGCACGGGACGCATTGACGGTGAATGTTGTCCAGGTTGTAGCGGAGTGCAGGAGCCGCACCACGCGAACGGTAATGGCCGGCGTCGTATGACCCATCGTGGAATCTCCCGCAGGAAATGCAGGGGTCGTTTCTATCCCGATACCGGACCAAAGCATTCACCGCCTTCTGTGCCTTGTTGGCGAAGTAGGAAAGCGGCTTGAGGTCTTCCAACTTCATCCTGATAACCTTTCTGTCTTCGAGCGCCTTTATCGTTTCTGCCTTAGCGGTTTGCTTCCTGGCGTACTCATAAGCACAGGCAGTAGAGCAAACTTTCTGCATCTGGCGGGATGGCTCGAATTTGATGCGGCAGACAGGGCATGTTTTGGACTTCATGCCGCCATCCTTTCCGCCTGACCAGAGAACACCACCCCGCGCCCAGCACCAAACGCATAGATCAACTCGACCAGATCAGAAAATTCCCGCTTGCTCATTCGGCTGGTGGATTGCCCACAGACAACGAATCCACCATCAAGACCAGGGACAACTTTCTGCTTCTTCAGCGCGGCACTGAAAACGTCCTTCCATTCGTCAGCTGTCAGCTTGTTTCCGTACCAATCGACTTGCTTTGACACCTCAGTCAGAAGCGGCCAGAGCAGGCTGTTTTGGTCTAGCGTCCGGGTAGGCTCTGCCAGGGTTACGATGTAGCCTTCTGGCGCAGCGAGGATTTCCCGGCACGCGGCTTTCTTGGCTACCTCTCCGGTCAGCTTCCAGATGCGTTTGCTCATGCAGCCTCCTTAGTTTCCGTAAAGCAACTCCCATGCTGCTGCTCGAACTCTTGGAACCTGCCCATTTCCAAGGCACTTAATGCGGTGTGCCCGATTGGCCATCCCATTAACCACTCGACCCATTCCGGGTTCAATTGGCCACTGTCCGAAGCCATAACCGCATGATCCAATCTGTCCGAGCTGCGATCTTTTCCATCCTTTCGAACTAAACTCGCCTGAGATGATCCTTTGCTGGCGCTGGCGCATGGCGTTGGCCACATCTTGACCGCCGATGCCAAGCCCATGCCGCTCGTCGCGCTGGCTCCTGGCTTGTTGTAATTCCCGCACACTGTCGGAGTCGGCCAGAATTTTTCCCTCTTGCTGTTGCATGCACGATCCGACATTGCCAAATACTCTTGATGGCTCTCTGCTTTCTTGGAAAGCATCAACAACTCCCCGTCGCTCCTGTATCCCTCTGTGTTTGGCGTTGGCCAAAATCCAGATTCGTTCCCGGATGTGATGAGCGCCGGTATCGGCTGCGGATACAATTCCCCATCGAGCATCAAACCCCAACGCGGCAAGGTCGGACAGCACCCGGTCAAGTCCTCTAGTAACGAGAGCTGGGCTGTTTTCAATGAACACGAAGCGGGGTCGTACTTCCCCAATAATCCGAGCCATTTCTCGCCACAGCCCTGACCTTTCGCCGTCCAATCCGGCCCCGCTTCCGGCAACGCTAATGTCTTGGCATGGAAATCCTCCTGCCACCACATCAACAATTCCTCGCCACGGATTCCCGTCGAATACCTTGACATCTCCAAAGATGGGAAACCATGGAAATGTACCGTCTGCCTGCCTTGCCGATAAGACCTGCTGGCAATACTTATCGATTTCGACAGCGCAGACGGTTTGGTGTCCGAGTAATATGTCACCAAGCACCCCTCCGCCAGCGCCTGCAAATAATTCGAGAGTTCTAAGTCGCTGCAATTTTCTGCCCGTCCCATTTGTTTCTTTTCGAGCAATTCTCCAGATGCCACATCGGACGCAGGTTCTCCAGCGAGTTGATTTCTGCCAGCGTTGCCGTCAGTGGGAATGACGAGATTGGGCGCGAGTGATCTATGCTCCATTGGTCATTCCTTTTTCCGTAGTTGTCCCATGACATCCCTGGCTCGAAATGCGATTCAAGATGAGCCCGCAATTCTTCAACCGAATAACCGATAAGCGCAGCAGTTCTGTCTGTCTTGTTGCGCAAACACCTTGCAATGGCCGAGCAACAGAAGACAGCAAGGCGCTTTCTGACTTCAACCATCGGATCGATCTTTCTGCGAGAGATGCGCAGCACCGTCCCGCATGCACGGGAACAGGTTTTGTATCCAGGTTGAGATGGGAGAAATTGCATTCCGCAGACCGCGCAATCGCGGGTCGCCTTCTTTGTCTGAAGAGCACCGCGACAAGAGTTTGAGCAGCATTTTTGCACGCTCCCCTTGTCTCGTGGCTTGAATGACTTCCCACATATAACGCAGCTGCGCTCTTCGCCGTATCGGTATTTTTTGTCCATGCGCCAATTTTACGCTTATAAGTAAAAATATCAATAGCGAACGTCATCCCAAACCGGGAAAGGCGGGAATGTTCCGTCGTTTTGTCTGGCCAATAGGACTGATCTGGCGTAGGCGTCGTACTCAACAGCGCAGACAGGCCGGTGTCCGATAAGCATTGATCCGAGAATTCCTCCACCAGCGCCCGCGAATAGCTCCAGCTCATTCACGCTTTCCCTCCAAGTTCAATCCGCCGCTTCTTCCACGCTTCCCGCACGTCATCGCGCAGCCTTTGTGCCGCCAGATGGCCGCGCTTCTTCTCGACCAGCTCGAAATACTCCTTGGCCTTGTCTCCGTCCGGATAGCACTGGCGGATAACCGCCTGAACCTCGCACTTGTGCAGATCGTCTGCGGCTGATTCGGCAGGATGTTCGACGCCGGATTCCTGCATGATTGCCAGGCGCTCGGCGTGGTGTTCCTGCATGGATTCAAAAATGTCGGTCATACCTTCACCCATTGGCATCCGTCCCAGCGCTTCAAGAGCGCCCCTGCCGGCGTGGCTATTCCATCGGCTACAAGCTGATCGAACACGCCGGCCAGCGCCGGAAAGCGACGGTGATTTTTCTTCGCGTCGAACACGGCGTTCAGCGCGGCTTGTGACTTCGGGCGCTTTGCCCACAACAGACCGTCAAACTCTTTCGGCCTAACTGCTGCGGTTGCCTTGTGTGCCATTTCCTTCTGCCGAGCCTTGTCTTCAGCAGTCGGCTTGTATTCAAGGCGAACATGGTTTTCTTCCTTGCGCGGACAACGCTTGCAGGCGTCAAGGAACTCGATGGCGTTCGGCGCGTGGTCTTTCGGGAGATGATCGAGCGCGTAAGAAATCGCTTCAGGACGATTCACGAAGTCGCCAAGCTCATTCGCCCATGCTTCCGCAGCCATCGCAATCCCGATGTCGATACCGTTCTCGACGTGCGAATACTTGGCCCTGAACTGCGACCCATAGACGCCGGTAAGCCGCTGGAAGATTCGCGTAACCCATTCGGCAGGTAGCTTGCTCATGCTACGAGCTCCATTTGTTTCATCTGCTTTTCCCACTTAATCGCACCTTGAAACGCCTCTGTGCGATCAACAAGAACCAACGCTCTGGCCTCCTTTGTTGCCGGCGAGTAGGTTCCGCGCCAACGAGAGTCAATGCCGATGTTCCTGGCAACGTTTGTGGAGTCAGCAGAGGCAAACGGGAATCGCGTAAAAACGTCCGGATCGAGCATCCGAAGGCCATGAATCTTGCAAAGCGGACGCCCTTTTGAATCACACATGGCATCCATCACTTCACTCATTCTTTTCCACCATTTTGCTGTGCCGATTTCTGCGTATTCACCTGATGAACCGATACAGACACGAGGCCATGTTCTCGCCAGATAGGAAGCGTGATGCAGTGGTTCGTGGAGGTGGAATACTGGCGCTCCGACTTGCATTCCGCGATCCCCGAAACGCTGAAGGAACCGACCGATAAGCGCGGTTTGTGCATTCAAGTCACCATCAATAACGTCTGGAATTACGATGAAATCGCAGTGCGGCAGATAACTGGCCTCCTCTGCCCAATCAAAGAACTCTGACCAGTCTTCAATCGGCTTTCCTGCCATCCATGCAGAAAATGCGCCGTTGTCGATGGCGAACGATTTGCAGACATCGACGGCAATGCCAAGCTGATCCGGATGAGCAAAAGAAACAAAAGCGTGACGCCCCTTCACCGCTTTGATAGCAACGCTTTCAGGAGTCATCGGGAGTCCGAAATATGGCGTCACGGCAGCACCTCGCCAGTGATAACGCGCTCATTGCTGCGCGGTGACATTCCTATAGCTGACAGGAAAGCAGAGTCGCGTTCCTGGCGCTTGTCGGTGAATGAGCCAGCGTGATCCTGCTTGACCCATTCAGCCTTAAACCCCCGCCACCCACGCTGACAGCACATCGAAAGCGCATCAGACAAAGCGATGCGTGCCTTTGCTGCTTCCCTGGCAATAGCGTCAATCGCGGTTTGTGTTGGCGCAGCCTTCAGTTGCTTACGGCTTTGAATCCAGTCAGCAGCAATCGAAGGATCAACCCCAATGCTGACAAGATGCGCAAGCGCATCGAAGCGCGGAGCGCGAATAGTCTTTTGTGTTTTATCTTCTGTATCTGTATCTGTATCTGTATCTGTATCTGGTGCCGTTACTGTAACGTTACATGCCGTTTCGGACTCTTGTTTCTTCTTTGCCCGATGCCTTGAAACCCGCTCTGCGCTTGAGTCTGAGCGGAATTGACGCTTATCCCAATTAGTCGGGTTATTGCTTTCGTCAATCAGAGATTTTTCGATCAAAACAGCTTTTGTCTTCGCCCACTCTTCGTTACTGATACGAAGCTGAAACGCTATTTCCGTTTCATGTAACGTTACTTCCCCGTTACACCGAAGACACAGCAACATGATGTAACGGCGCTGATCTGCTTCAGACAACATCTGAACCTTTGGATCAGTCAGAAACTCGGAATACATGCGGAACCACTGATTAGCCACGGTCTTTCTCCAAACTGTACCGGGCGACCCGGCAGGACTCGCCGAATCGGTTAGCCACACTCACCGTCTGCTTGACGATCTTGTATTCATCTCTGCTTATGTATTTCAGAGAAAAATCAAACGTAGTCGGCCTATCACCTCTGCATATTCCAGATATATGGCCTTGAGACGAATTAAGTAGCCTTGCTGCCTCTGACGCTCCGCCCCATGCAAATACGATTTCCCCGTGACTAGAGATAGCCGCAACTGGCTTAGAGCTATGACTTAATTCACCAAATTTTCCAGACCCTGATTTAACTGGGCGCTTGTTCAAAATTTGGTATGAGTGCTTCTCGTTTTCAGAGAATGTGCACCACTCAAGATTCGATGCGTTGTTGTTGTTTTTATTTCCATCAATATGATTAACGCATGGCTTATCAAATTCATTTTCTATGAAAGCAAGAGCGACAAGTCGATGAATCAAATATGTACCTCTGTCACCAAGGCATATATTCGAATACCCACTTGGCGTCCTTCCTTCCTTAAGAATTCGCTCATGAACAATCTTTAATCCGCCACGGAAATGCTTTACTTTTCTCTCTAATGACTTGATTCGACCATTAGAGCTAATCGCATATCCATCAAGCCTTTTATCTATTTCAGATGCGTCTTTCCAGGCTTCCATTGGCGTGATGGGGCCGCGCTGTAGGCGGTCAATGAGTCGGGCGCACTGGCTCATTTGCACTCTCCGCAAATCCAGCCGCGCTTCTTCATCACGCCAGATGCTTCGGTCCGATGCTTGCCGCAGTCGGTACATTTGGATTTCTTCGGGATCAGGAAGACGTTAGCCATTGAATGCTTGGCAGTAGCGGTGCGATCCTGGTAACGGTTGATCGCTTCTGTCTGTGCGCTGAATAAGCTCATTCCCCATCTCCATGCGTCATGCCGACACATGCGGCGAATGCGGTGATGGCGATTAGCGCAACGATGCAGATCACTTCAGTTACGTGGTTCATTTCTTTCCCCTTGGAATCTTGCGGATAAGCGACTTATCGGCCTTGAGCTTGCCACGGGTAGCAACCTCGATTTTAAGCTGCGTCGATACAGGCACGCATCCCTGCTTTTCCCAATAGCTGACAATGGCGCGAGTGCAATTCAATTGCCGCGCCGCCTCGGCCTGGTTGCCGCCAAAAAAATCAATGATGTCTTTAGGTGTCATGGCTCAAGTATATTCCTTAATGCGGAGTGGTCAAAAGTATTTTGTTTGATGGTCATAAATAAAACTTATGGACTAATTAAATATACTTTGATCAAATACAAAAAAATATTTGACTAATCCGCCAGTCGAAACGATACTGAACACATCAGCAAACAACAACGAATCAGCTTCAGGAAACTGGAGAGGAAACGACGGATAGGAACCAGGCACCGTCAAACCAAGCTGGTTTGTTGTAGCAGCAAACGAATCAGCAGCACTGATCTTTAGCCATATGGCAGCCAGTCGCAGACCAACGCGGCCCGCTACAACCAGGCAGTAATACAACGCGGCGAAGTACGCCCGATGCGGGGTCTATACCAAGTAGGCCTATGGGATTAGCCCACGAGCGCAGAGGAAGGCGAGCCGAGCGGATTGGATAACAGTCCGCACATTGAGACAGGTTCAAACGGGCAGATAACGGATTGCGACTTTCGCGGTCGGGCCTTTCACCTGAGCCTGTCTCAATGTGACTTCACATCTAGCGACATCGGCGGTAATTGGAACGACCGTGTGTGTAATCCGGTGTCGCTAGCTGTGAAAACCGACCGACAGCGCATAGCGGATAAGGCCGAATCAGCGGCACATCGACAGCAGCAACGCGGACCCGGACACGTAACCGGGATCAATTCAACGGAGCCTAGCCATGGACTACTACGAACGCCAGAAAGACCGCGCAGATAACCAGCGAATCACGGAGCGCGACGAGGATACCGCATACGAAATGCGCCGTCAGCGTGACCTAGACAATGCCGCAGCCTTCTACGAGGTCGCGGTGATGATGGAACAGTTTGAACGGAGGCTGGCAGAATGAAAACGATCAATCTTCTAATTCTCTGGTTCCAGCTACGCGCACTGGAAGCCACGCTCTACGGACAAGAGGAAGCATTAACCATTGTCCGTGATCCTGAAACGATCAATCGAATCACCCTGGCACGAATCAACTGCCGC